CACCAGTCTCAAGAGCCGCAATAATTGTGGAGGTCGTTTTACCAAGTCCCATATCGTCAGCTAATATAAATCTTCTAGTACTTACTAATTTTTCTATTGCCTCTTTTTGGTGTGATAGTGGCGGTCTGTGGTCATATTTAGAATAATCAATATTAACCTCATCTACTGTCTGTGATTTAATTAAAGATGATTTAGGAACCCAAAACTCGGACAAATTATCCTTTTCAAAAAATTTACCCCACACATGATAAGATTTATCTTTCTCAACAAGTAATTTTTCAATATATATTTTTTCCGGTGTTTCAAGTAGATATCGTTCTTCCGCAAACTTTTTTGCGAAGTAATGATCTAACTCAACCCATTTACGAGCAACCTTTGGTGCGGTGTCATAATATGTTGTAATATATTCAGCCTGACTTCTTGTAGGATAAAATTTACTTGACACTTCTTTCTTGTGTTTTAGATATAGAATGTAGTTATTTGCTCCACTATATACCTCAAGTAAATCCAAAGCCTTATGTTCAATAAGTGTTTTAGTGTTATCCAAAATTTGTTTTTATTAAAAATAATCATAAAAAGAATATTTATCAATAAAAGATCAATATGAATGGTAGTGTTCCAATTAGTAGATTAGGTAAATTTTTTGGTGAGAACGATTTTAACCTTGAGGTTGGGATGGGTCAAGAATGGTTAATTGGTGATATGAACTTCACTTGTGTTCTTTATAGAGTCGATAAAAACAAAATAAAAACTGATGACGTTTATGGTGAGGTGGTCCAAGATGGGATCAAATATTTACCACCTGTTGAGTTTAATGCTTATGTTGGGATTGCGGCACCTGAAAATAAAATGTTGGGGTCAACAAGAATAGATCAATTAGAGCCGGGTAATATTACAGTTTCTGTTTATATTAAAACTTTAAACGACTTAGATATTGATATTGATTTTGGTGATTATATAGGATATTACGATAGTGAAAACTTTGTTAGATATTATACGGTTGTTAATGATGGTCGTGTGGTATCGGATTTGAAACACACATACAAAGGATACAAACCATTTTACAAAACCATAATCGCGGCTCCTGTTGGACCAAATGAATTTAGAGGATTATAATGGCATTACCAAAAAAAGTTAAACCAACATTACCTTTAACGTACCCCAAAACTCTTTTACCGAGAAGGGAACAAATAAAGGACATGATCACAAAGGACGGTACTTACCTTCCTAAATCTTTGTTGCATGCCGATTTGGATGGTGGGTTTTTAGATTTTGTTAAGGAAAAATTTAACATAACTTCCGAAGGTAAAACAATACCTGTTGTTGATATTTTGGTGACAACTCAAAACTGGTCACAGTTTGTTGAGACGTGGGACTTTCAAAATATAGATAAGAACGTCGAACCTCCATTCATTACGGTAATCAGAAATCCTGAAGTTAAATACGGAAACAATCCTGCGGTTATGTATAACATACCAAACAGGAGAATGTATTATTATATGGAAGTTCCGACTTGGGACGGTAATAGAGTTGGTGCTGACATTTACAAAATACCTCAGCCAGTTCCTATTGATATTAAATTTACGGTTGCAATTATCTGTAATAGAATGAGGGAGGCGAACACCCTTAACCAAAGAGTTATGGAAACGTTCGCATCAAGACAAGCGTATCAAGTAATTAAAGGACACTACATTCCAATTATAAATGACGGGTTCTCCGATGAATCATCTTTAGATTTAGAAAAAAGAAAATATTATATCCAAAAATATGAATTCACTATGATGGGATTCTTAATGGACGAAAACGATTTTGAGGTAACACCGGCAATTTCAAGAGCATTCCAAATGTATGAGGTGGATCAAAGACCTGTTAAACGACCACAAAAAAGACAACAACCAACACAACTTGAAACAATTGGGTTTAATTATCCTTTAGGTGTTGATAGTCAGGAATATTTTTTCAGTTACACTTGTAATTTATATTTTGAACAATCGGAAAACATCGAATCATATTCGGTTTACATTAACGACAATTATTATGGTGATGATGTAACTGAAATACAAATTAATACTGATGATAATTTGAGGATTGATATTGTTAAATTAATTGACGATATGCCAACATCACTATCGTTCAGTCAGAAATTAATTTAACGTTCCCCATAAATGTCTTTTTTTTCTTGACATTTTTCCATAATTAAGTTCTCCAAAAACCTATACATTTTAATACCACGTTTGTCACAATATGCCTTCAGGACACCGTGAACATCAACGTCAATTTTAAGGTTTTTTATCTTCTTATTATCTTTAGACATAGGGGCAGAATTAAGGCAGAATAAAATCTTACCAAAATATAAATACTTTCTATAATGTAAAGTTTTTCGTGTTTTGACAAGTATTTATAGGAAAATAAATAAATAAAAGAAATTTTTTAGTATGGCAACAAACAGTAAGGTTTTTGTTTCACCAGGTGTCTATACTTCAGAGGTTGACTTGAGCTTTGTAGCACAAAGTGTTGGGGTTACTACTTTGGGTATTGCTGGAGAAACTTTGATAGGACCAGCTTTTGAACCAATCTTTATTACAAGTTTCGATGATTTCCAAACCGTATTTGGTGGAACATCACCTGAAAAATTTGTTAATACACAGATTCCGAAGTATGAAGCTGCTTATATCGCAAAAGCATATTTACAACAATCTAACCAATTGTTTGTAACTAGAATTCTTGGTTTATCAGGTTACGACGCTGGACCATCTTGGTCTATCACAACCGTAGCGAATGTTGACCCAAGTACAATTGATGTATGGTGTTTAAGTTCTGTAACGGACTTCACCACTTGTATAACGACTTGTGTTACACCAAAAGAATTAACATTCAGTGTTGATTTTACAGGATGTACAAATAGTTCGACAACAGTTAGTTATCAGACATCATTCCCACCAGAAATCGAAAGTTTATTATTGAGTCAGTACGAGGAGTTCAATGGAGATACGTCAACATTGAATACTCAAATCCAAAACTTAGTATATAACGTAATTACAAGTGCTAATCCTTACACCGCTGAGGATGAACAAATCGCATACTTCGGTTCAATTGCAACTGATGATTATGATGTATTAAATGGTTCAGGGTTTAGTGCTGAAACTAATGTGTTTGAAGTACCTTCAGTTTCATTTAACGATACTGATTTAAGTTCTGCACTTAACGACTCTTGGTACTATGCATTATTTAACAATAATGGTAATACAAACTACTCAGGTTTCTCTTTCTTCACGTATGTGTCAGGTTTAACGGCTTATTTCCCTAACCCAACACCTACACCAGGAGTTACTGCATCACCAACACCGACTCCGTCGTTTGTTAACCCTTGTATTACACCATCACCTTTCACATCACCAACACCGACACCAACACCTGTAAACATTGATTGTTACTCAGGTACTATTGTTGGTAAGATCTACTATTATACAGGTACATCTTATGTTGATTATGATAACGTTGTTGTTGGTACATTAAGATCAAGAGGTATTTCAACTTACACAACTGATACTAACCCAACATATTCTGTAACAGGTACATCTGATGTAACATTAGATATGACAGGTCAATATGCAGGAGTACTTAAAAATCCATACTTAACATTCGGAGTTAATGTTGTAGATAAATTTGGTACAGCATTTAAGTTTGAGACATCTTTCACTCAAAATGATCCTGAGTATTGGACTAAAGTATTTGGTATTACTAACTTCCAAAAACCAAGAATTGAAGTTCCTGTATTTGCAGAAGAAGTATTCCAATCATTCTTAAATTATTCTTGGAGAAAAGGTTACATCAAAGGTTTGAACCCTAATTTAATTGCTTTGGATTCGGCTCAAAGTGGAGACCCTGACTCAATTGGGTGGTACTTAGACAAATGGCAAACACCAGCATCACCTTATGTTGTATCTGAATTAAGAGGTAACAAAGTTTATGACTTATTTAGATTCTATACAGTATCTGATGGTGATGCCGCTAATACATTAATCAAAATTTCAATTGTAAATCAAACATATAACAACTTAACGTTTGATATCTTGATTCGTGATTATTTTGATACTGATGCAAATCCAGTAGTACTCGAGAAGTTTACAAACTGTTCGATGAACCCAACTGAAAACAACTTCGTTGCTAACAAAGTGGGTACATTAGATGGTGAATACGCATTGAACTCAAGATATGTAATGGTTGAAATGAGTGAAGACGCTCCGATTGACGCATTACCTTGTGGATTCAACGGATTCAACTTCAGAAACTATGCAGGTGCTAGTTCTCCGTTCCCAATCATCAAGGGTAAATACGACTTCCCTGGTGAAGTAATCTACAATCCACCATTTGGTTTATCATCAGGTAACGACAATGCGTTGATTAGCCCGGGAGATAACGTAAGAAGAACTTACTTAGGTATATCTAACAGTTTAGGTTGGGATCCTGCTTACTTTGAATATAT